GCTTTGGTGTGATGTTTACGATGCTTTTTCATCGTTGCTTTCTGCCTATCAGTAAGCTGCTTCTTTTTATCTGACATTATGTCCTCGCATATGTTGGCTTCTTACCGCCACCTGAAGGATTGGTTGCTCTTTTGCGTCGTGTTGCACTTTTCTTCTCAGCAGAAGACATCCTTGCAGCCTTAGACGCAGGGACACACTTTGGGTAGCCCTTCCTGCCATCGCCCATTTTGCGACCGCATGCAGGATGCTTCCCATCTTTCTTTGTGGATATATCCACCCACTTCTCATTGAACCATTTGGTTAGGCTCATTTGTACTTGCCACCCATGCGCTTGTACTGTTGAACCAACTGGCCGCTTGCATATGCGCTAGGCCATTTCTTTACCCTTGCTTTGACTATGGCCTTTGCTCTTGCATATAGACTAGGATTTGCCGGTTTAGCCATCGCCTTGTTTCCTTCCTAGCTCGCAACGCTTTTTCATAATTGCAACTACCCATCTAGCGCCTTCAGCATGGGCTAATACTTCGATATTTGTTCCAGCAGGATGTATGCTCTGTGTCGTAATGCTTTCGAGATACTGGAGAAAATCCCTGCCAATCCCAGTGCCAAAGAGACCGTAGGCCTTAGAATTAAGGTCAGCTTCAACGTCACTAGTATATCCGCGACCATCAACCGAAATCGTTCCACGTTGCTTACTCACTATTGCCCCTGTTGTACTTGCATCAACTGTTGCAGGGTTTCTACGTTACCCTGTACCTGTTGGGGATCTGCAAGAAGCTCCTCCATGATCCCAAACTTCTGAGCAAGATATTGAACCACCTTTTCCTGATTGTACAGAACAGGGGTAATTTCAGGCCCAAAGGTGGAGGCGACAGTTTGCTGAAACCTGACAAAATCAGCAACGTCTTGCTGGTCCTGCGCTCGCAGCAGGGGAGAAACTGGAACGATACGCAGTTCGCGTCCGTCCACCTTTGGTATGTCTAAGAGGCCTTGCTTCTTATAGATATAGACGATGCGCTCAACCAGCGGCTGCAGGAACTCTTTCTGCATCCTGCCAGCAACGGCACCCATATCTCGTGCAACGTCTGCAAGACGTTCACTGACTTCAGTAGCAGAAAGTGGAGTTCTCGCGTTAGGACGAGTGTCCAGTTCGTCAATGAAGAGCGCCTTACGGACGTTGCGGCGCATATCATCCAATACTAATTGAGCTACGTCAAACCGTCCTGGGCTTTGAAGGCTATCAATTACGCTGCCGGGGCTTCTTGGAATAAATGTTCCCGGCTGAATGGTAATGTTATCAGGATTAAACACACCATCATCGTCATAGACATAGCTTCCAGAGATTGCCATCTCTGCATTTTCAAGAATAAGCTGAACAGTGAGGTTAAGAGTTTTAATGGCTGGCATTGCTTGCAGCACAGGGCCACGACCCCAAACTTCAAAACCAGACTTAGACCATCTTGTTGTTATCCAAGGAACGGACCCACGACCGGTAAGCCTTTCTTTCATTAAGATGGCATTGTCTGTTTCAGATATGAGGTAATAGGTATATTCATCTTTGAATCTATTTCCAGCATCATACATTGTGGCTTCTACAATGCGTGTTTTCCTATTTGGATTCCTCTTTTGCTCCTTGAGCATCTTGTCGGTGAACTTACTCTTTGGATAGCGGTGCTTTACCTCGGTTAAATCTGTCTGATAGTTCCAGCGGAACCAGTCTGTCACCGTGTCTTGTTTGCCGGGGAGAAGTGCAAGATTGGTGGGAGGAACAGACGTAAAGTGCAGATCACCCATAAATCTGCCTTCTTCTGCAAGAAGGTTCATAGTTCCAAGACCAAGATCTTGTAAGCCTTCGTGCATTTCAGCATTGAAGTTAGAGTTACGCAAACCCTCATGAATAAGGTCTGTAATGCGATCAAGCTCTTCTTCTAAGGATTTACTGCGGAGTTCGTTAGGAAACTCGGGGCCGGGTAGAAGTCGGAATGCACGACCATTCGGTGGAAAGAAGCCAAGTTGTAGACGAGAAGCAAACTTAGGAAGACCAACCACAGCAGTCTCGTCGTATATATTCTCGGTACGTCGAGCTGCTGAGCTTTCTTGAAAAAAACTCTCACGATGAGGAAGAACGTAATCATAGATTTCTTCCCACAGGTCAGACCAAGAGTTCCAGCGACTCTTCGCCTTCTTGAAGCGATCCATTACACGCTTCAGTTCCTGCTTGTCAGCTTCTCCTCCTGATGGGGGTACAGGATTACCGTCATCTACATGGGGTGCCACGCTTAGCTCCTAATCGATTTGCCAAGGTTCTTACGACGATAACCGCCAAAACCTTCCAGTTCTTCATCCTGCAATGATCTTGTGCCAAGAAGATTCTGGCGCTGCTTGCGCTCCATATCTGCCTGACGGCGCTCATCTTCAGCTTTCTGCTTATCAAGACGATCTTGCTCAGCTTTACGCTGCTTTGCCAACTCTGGATCAGGTGGCGGCGGGCTGGGGGCAGACATGAATCCCATCGTCTTCTCCTTGTTCTTTGGTAAAGATGATACGGTGTTCTTTTTTAATCAATTCACAATACAGCTGATATGGCGTCAAAACCCAAGGCTTCCTGATACCTATAATGTGCTTCACAAAGCTAACGCAGTAAAGCCAACGAGGAGCATAGATAGAGGCGTCTACGGCATCTACCTCCACACAAATGCAGTTTTCAACCATGTCATAGACCAAATAGTCAGCAGCTTCCTCTGAAAGCAGCTCAAAATTGAATCTTTGGCTGGCACACTCAAATCTAATCCATAAATCAAGCTCAGGATCATACCTGACAGCAAACACATGCCCAAAATCAGGTCTGTGAGCGGTAAATAACCTCCAAGTGCCAATATTATTGGCCTTTTTGAAGCAAATTATCCATTTCATGCTCTGAGACGCCTAGATTTGAAGCCATTACGCTGTCTTTGTCTCTCCAAGGGGTTTCCAACCCTCGCAACGGTTGTATGGGAAGGCCGCTTACTCCCACCAAACACTACCTTTCGACCTTCACCACCCCCTAAGAACGCATATTGGAGAGCATCGTGAATATGAGAGAACCTGTTCTTCGACGGCCGTTCCTCAAACCGCTCGTTACCCATGTGATACTGGCGCTTATATTGGTAGCCGCCTTCAAAACCAGAGATTAGCACAGTGCAATTCGGACTGATTGCAACCGACGGATAGCCATCCACCATCCTGTTTAGGACACCATCGACAGCTTCGATGCGTATCTGTGTGTCGTTGCTTGGCGCAGGATAGGCCTGAATGCCGGCCGCCCTTAAAATCATGAACGGCGTCTGCTCCGATGTCTGGGCCATCTGGTTGCCAGCAGGGTCGCCTATGAACTTGAAGTCGTGCTTGTCCCATCCGTGTCGAGTGATTTCCCTTTTGAGGACATCCGCGAACCTTCCTGCCCCCATATCCTGCCCGATAACCTCGTGGAATACTGTCCACTTGCCCGAGTGGAGTTGTTGCGTAAAGATTGCCGACGGCGTGCGGCCAAAGTCAATGCCAACGATAACCTCCCTGCCATCGATCGGCTCAATGGGTGATTGGGCAACATGAGCTTCCTTTCTAAATGACTGATAGACAGCCTTGCCGTCCATTAGGGCCTGATACTGATTTAGTACATAAACCTTAACCCAGGACGGAGCTTTACCAAGGATTATCTTGTCATAGTAGTCAGGCTGAAGGTTCTGATCGTTTTCTCTCTTGCCGTTCTTCTCATAGCCCTCGATGCCGCCGGATTGATTCTTGATCTCCTTCATGGCACCCGGTTGCGAGAAAAACATCCAGTCGTCCGGCTTGACTAGAAGGATCTTCTCTTCTTCTGCCATGTATTCAGGTGCTGGGACTTCTCCTGACATGATCCCCCACCAGTGCGTCTCATCTGGTGCGTTCGTGTCCATGATGACACCAAACCAAGAAGGCCCACCATCACGCATAGAGGGAAAGCGGCCCACGCGCATGGTGCAGGCGTCCACAATCGATTTAGGGATCTCCCGTGCTTCATTGATCCATACCCCTGTAAGTTCCAATGACAGCAGCTTCTTCACATCCTCCTGTTTATCCAAAGCCAAGAAGATGACTTCAAGCTCAACAGTAGTCTTATCCCCCAGACCGAAATTGACAAGATGTGTATAAGGAGGCGACCACACAAACTTGCCAATCTCGTCCGAAAACCAATCACGCCATGTCTTGATCGTGGTGGTTTTTAGCTGGGGATTTGTATTCCTGATAACGGCCCATCTGGACCGTCTTATGCCAGAATCATTTGGCTTCTGGTTTACTGCACGACGCATGATCTCCATGCAGCAAGTAACAGACTTGCCAGATCCCACAGGACCCCTGATCCCCCGAACAAAAGCCTCGTCCTTCATAAAGGCTTTTGCTATGGGGCCGGGCGGTTTGTAATCAAGCTGCATTAAGCGGTAAATATCCGTCTTTTGCGGCCCGCTGCTGCCGTAGAAAGCTGAGCAAGCCTTACAGATTGATCTCCACCAGAAGATACCGTAGAGCTTGCCGTATCTTGAATCGTAGTAGATTGAGTGGTTGCTGGCTTTGTTGCCCTTTCAGAGCCATCAGATCTCATAGTTCCACCCCTTCCATAAACTGACTGATATGTTCCTGTATTGGGGTTCATCCTGACGTTACCGGAACCGGGATCAAATCCCTGCCGACCAGAGTATCTGCCGCCCCTTACAACGCCAACGGTTAGGATCTCGCCAGCCCTTGCTCCACCTCTTGCAAACTCAGTAGTAACAGGTGTGCCGCCAGCCTTTAGTTCCCTGATCTGATTATCAAGATTCATGCGTGCAATCGGATTGCGAGTGTCATCTCTGCGGGCAGTAAGCTCTTCGATAGAGTCTTGGGTCTGCTTCACCCTGCGCTGATTATTTAAAAACTCTTGGGTCTTGGGGCTGCGAGTACCACTCATGTCAGCCATTTGCTGTCTGTCTGATTTGTTAGTAGGAGTCATTGGCCTTTTGGCATATGCAGCTTGTTGCTCCTGCTTCTTCTTTCTTTCAGCAGCCAGTCGAGCTGATCTTGCTCTTTGGTTGCCGCCACCTTCAGCTTCAGTTTTCTCACCCATAATCGCCTCCTTGGGTTAAAATATTTTTCGACAGGTTGCTCTAGATTGATCCGTTGTGCGTGTGAATTACCCGTTATGTCATGCGTCGCTAGTTTTTAAGGTCGTATTACAGATGTACGTCTGTTGTCGATGGGACCCCCTAGTCAACATTGAAGTTAATCTGTACCGCCGTGCTAGGTGTACGCACCGCGTCCTGTCGGAATCCTGCTCGATCCATCAAGTCTCTTGCGGCTTCAAGCCTGACGTATTGTGACTTGCTTGTCAGCAACTCTCTCATTGTCGCCATCGCTTGTGTGGCGTCCCATCCCAAAGTCAGCATAGCCAACTGTTGTCGGTACTCGATAACATGCTGTTTTCGTAGCGTATTGTACGCCCAAGCTTTGTTCCTACCCAACCTCTCTGCTGCTTCTGTTGGGTTGCAACCATCATGCAAGATTACATGCACCAACTCCGCTTGTGCATCGGTAACTTGCGGCTGTGCCGTCCGCACTTCGGGAGCGTGTTTCTCGATGTCTTCCATCGGAACCACACCACCTTTGTATCGCTCTTGTTGGCTTTCGTCTGCCTTGGTCATGTTCGTGTCCTGTTGCGCTACGAGCGAGTATACACAGTCCTCTCAAAACCCTGTCAAGTCACTTGTTGTAAGTCATTGTTATTGTTCCTCCACAGGTCTCGCTGGCGCTCGGCTGCGGAGCCTGTTGCTTACGCATGCCCTCGCCGGGCGGGCAGCTTGCTCAGCTGGAGTAAACTGATGTCAGTTTAATCACATAACCGTATCGCCGGTTAATCACTCTGCATATCATTCGCCTTCGACTTCGCTCAGGCCTGACGGACTGGCGTCCGTTGGCGCATAAGTTTCGGGGCCCCTACCCCGAAACAACCGCCCTTTCATCGGGTTACCGTTCGTCGCTGTGTTTCCCTGATGTCCTGATGGGGACATCAGCGAACTCCACAGGGCGACTCTCTGTCGTGAGACACACACACACATGATTGGCCCTACGTCGTTAGATTGTCCCTTCGGGCTAACACATGAATTGCAAGCAAGCGGGCGATGTAAAAACATTGCGGAAATCCGAATTTGCTTTTGTTTGGCCCGAGACAAGCTCGGGCAGGATCGCCAATCCGACCCGTTTGTTGTTAGCAGCGGATTGGCGATCATATTGCAAATCCATTTCCGTTCGTGATCTCGATAGAAATCTCAATCACCAATGATTGACATCACCCTTTC